GCACCTGCAACTTCTCGCGCATCGATAACGCGCAGGTCGCTGTCACCGTGCCCGCCGGCATCGCGTCCACCACCATGCACATGTTCGCTGTGAACTACAACGTCCTCCGCATCCAGTCGGGTATGGGTGGCCTCGCGTTCTCCAACTAAGCATTTAGTCTTAGTTTTTTAAAATAATTGAATAAATCTTCATTTTTAAATCACATGGAAAAATGTCATTTAAAAACGAAATACCCCTTTTCTTAAATATAATATGCGCAATTTTACACGTGCCGATCTGATTACTACTCTGACTGTGATGTTGCACACCGTAGAAGATAACCTTGATACGGAACTTAATAGAACTATGGCATTGTCTATGTTTGAGGTTACCCTCAGATATTACAATCTTTTCACACGAAAAGGTGATAAGAAACTCATTCAGGTATGTTATAATAAGGCGAAAGAACCTAAAAATGATCACAGATTTGCGAAGTATGTTGCTAAATTTGAGGAACTTACTAGGCCGCCACCCCTGCGCCGTTCGGCAAGATTGCGATCGAAGAGAGTTAATTAAAAACGAACTACGTGATCATAATATGATTCTTCGGCCTCACTGTTTTACTGCTCGTTTTCAGAAAGTGGAAAAAAAGCCAAAGCCGTGTATGAAAACCCCGGATGCAGTTAAGTGTGCAACGCGTCATAGGCAGTGTAAAGATTGTCCATTTCAAAAATTCTTCAAATCTGGTAAGGATCGTCCCTATAAACAGTGACGACTGGTGGTTCATCATCATATCCATAATAATGAATTGATATTCCAAAAAGTTTCATCATTTCCGGGTCAACTTTTTCGTTAATTTCTCTTTTCCAATTTTTCACAGTTGTTTGAAAGTATTCAACCCCGTCATCTGAAAATACACAAATACGCATGAATGGTGTACTACGTAATTTTTTCATATATTCATGTACAGCCATGGGTAAAGGTGTTGTTCTCATATACACCGATTTAAGAATATTAATAACGTAATACCCATGTGAATCGCAAATTATATTGACCTGCATTTCGGGGAACCCCTTTATAAATGCTTCAAAATCTGCATTACTGGGGAGAGTTGCGAAAATTGGTGTATTCTCACACACAGTTCCATCGTGGTGACCAATACCTGGGTGTGTGTGAAATGACACTTCAGAATACCATACTCTTTCAATTTCAGGACCTTCTACACAATTTCGTTTTTTTGATGTAACAACACTTGGTTTACTAAACTTGAAATTTTTGTACTTAATATTACCAGCATATTCCCATTGTTTGATAGAAGATAACTTACTCACTTCTTTCAAATCGTGAACCACTCTACGAGAAAGTTTTATTCTCTTCCTCCTAACTGCCATGTTTGGACGCATGATCGCCAGTTTCATTGATGCTCACTAATATACTTACTTATTTAAATTGGACAACACACTGAACCAAATTTATCAGCGCTACCGACTTCACACCAAGCTCTCTGTGCTACTGGGTCCAAACCTTTACTTTCAATATTGTCATAATGCGCTTGCGAACAATTTCCACATTTCATGGGGCATTCGGTATCTTTACCAGCAGCTGTCATACCACTACCTGTACCATTCACTGCAAGATTGAAAAGATCACTCACACCACCAACAGGATTCATCAAACCACTGGTGAATCCACCCCAAAAACCCCCAGACCCTTCCGAGCCACCGAATATTCCATTTAAAATGGGTATAGCACATGAAGACGAACAACAAACAGCTAGGAGTATAATTATTGGAGTTGCACCTTTCATATTTTACAATGGACTTAGAAAATAACCACGAAGTATAATCATGTATGAAGTTTACACTGATGGAAGTTGTCTCGGAAATCCTGGACGTGGTGGCTGGGGTGTGGTTAGTGATAACTTTAAACTCTGTGCTGGACAGCCTAATACCACAAATAACCAGATGGAGATGACTGCGGTTGTTAAAGCCCTTGAGGAGTGTCTTCACAGAAATTATTTAGATGTACGTATTTACACAGATAGCAATTACGTGAAACAGGGTATCACCCAATGGATTCACAATTGGAAGAGGAATGGATGGAAAACTTCATCAGGGGGGGATGTAAAGAATAAGGAACTTTGGATCCAGATTGATACACTCCGGGGTCAAATGAAGAAAGTTGAATGGAGATGGGTGAAAGCTCATAACGGAAATCCATTAAATGAGGAGGTAGACAAACTTGCGCGATCATGTGCAGAAAAAAATGTTTAAATATATTAAAATGGGTGTAATTATACACACACCAACGTCTAACATTTATGCTTCTGTTCACACTTCAGAAATGATGATTACGAAGAACTACCGCGAATCTGATGATAGTAATATAATATGTGAATATTCTTTGATGTCAGCGTTTAATGTATTTACGGATGAAGACGATTATAATAACAGAAAGATAGCCCCTACTGAAAATGCCGAAATTTATCAAACACAGATTAGTGTAACTAGTAATACATTTCCATCTGATCCATACGCTCTTCTTTACCAAAAGTTTAAGTTGGGTTTACATTCTTACACTGATGATATTTAAATAAATGTATAATCTAATGGCAATCCAAAAGGAAACCCATCCTTGGTGTGAGAAGCAGGAGAAGCTTCTAAAATCCTGGGCCGAACGGGCTGCTGGTTACAGGTGGCTACATAATCATGCGAGATTACATTATAAGAATCAAAACGACTGGCTGGCATACCCAAGTATCGTTATAGCTTCAATAACAGGGGTTGGTGGGTTTGCCGTCCTTAACCCAAGTGGTAATGAAGATGTATCAATGGAGACTAAGAACAAGATCATGATCGTTCAATATATGTTTGCATTCTTAAATGTACTTGCGGGTATTCTTACGAGTATATCCAAGTTTAGCCAAAGTTCAACGTTAGCAGATGCACATTCTCTCATGTGTGTACAGTATTCTAAATACTATAGAAATATAGATATGGAATTGTCTCTAGATGAACGTGATCGTACATGTGTTATAGAATTTGTTAAGAAGTGTAGAGAGGAATATGATCGTCTTTTAGATGATGCCCCGGATATACCCGCTATTTCTATAAAGGCTTTCAATATAGAATTTCCAGAACGCGTGAATAAACCAGATGTATGCAATGGTTTGAGTATTATCGTCAGTGATGATACTCATTCACAAATTGCGGCGCATACAAGTGTGAAAAGATGGTTGGGTGCATTTAACGCGATAAGGCGTAAAAGTAAAGACGGGGCATCTCAGGATGATTTACATAGAATGGAGAGTGTTTAAAATATTACTATAAGTAAAATGAGATACATATTGATACTGATTTTACTAATAGTTTGTATGTATGCGACTACAACTAATCATGTTCACTTTATTCAGACGGACGAGGTTGTTGATAGTGGATTCCATGTCTTTGATGCATTCAATGAGAGTGAGATCAACTACATTTTGGGTCTAATTGATTCAAAGAAGTATGTGGATGCTAAGAAGTTTATACACGAACATCCAGTGGTCATAAAAAAACTTCAGACCATCTTGGGTGAAGACTATGTATTTACTGACTATATTTTCTCTATTGAGAAGTCTAGTGTGTCTACATGTCATCGTGATGAGAATGGAACTGTGTTGAACCCCAAAATGAACCACCCTTCATATACAATCATCTTCTTTTTGGAGGAGATGAAGTCATGTCTGGATGTGATTCCCAAGTCTCACAAGGAGAGAAATAAGATTTACATCACTAAATCAATCAAGAGTGTTGGATGTGAACCTGGGCAAGCTGTCCTATTTGACGCAAACCTCATACACTCTGGAGCTATCAATGCAAAGAATGACAACAAGAGGATCCAAATGAAAGTGACCCATAGAGATGACATAGAAAACATCGGTGAGTTTGACAAACAGTATTACCGTGTGGGTGATGCCTCCAAGGACACTTCCGACAAGAATACCCTCTTTTACAGACGCATGTCTTGCTTTTTACCCGGTATTTCTGACATAACTGCTAATGGTAACAATATGCCCGAGTTCATGAAGAAACTCTACAAGAAACTTGTCTATGGTGGGGAGAACAAATATGAACTCAAAGTTATTGAACCCGAGTAGTAATTTTTCTAACGTATTGTAATGGACAGTTGTTATTATTACAGGGAGTACCGACTTCCAAAGGGTAACTTGGATCCTAGTGTGAACTGTACATATGTCCTCATCATGCACGACTCTCCAAGAGAAGATCAAATATATCAGCACATCATGAAAGCTGAACCAACTTCTCGTGTTGTTTTTCAGTATAACTTTGGTTACAAGAAGTGTAATAAAACGTTGCGTGCGAATAAACCCAACATTGATTTAGAAGATGCCTACAAGACCGTGTTTAAACACGCGCTTGACAGGGGGTACACGAGGATCCTCGTTTTAGAAGATGATTGTGAGTTTGATGAGCGCATCAGAGATCCATCTATTATTAACGACTTGAATACTTTTTTTATAGAGAAAAATCCCGACATATACAATTTGGGTAGTTTTTTTTCTTTTATATCACCAATAGATATAATTTCTAATAATACACATCAATTAATAATGTACAATTCAGCGTCACACGCGGATGTATACAATGATAAGTTTATGAAGTATGCGGTGGATCACGACTTTATGATGGGGCATTCTGATTTTGAAACAAATAGACATCTTTCTAAATACGCGTACAAGTTTCCATTAGCCTACCAGAAAATTGTAGAAACTGAAAACGCCAAAGAAGGATGGGGTACCGTATTTATGTTACTAGATAAATTTGTAGTCAAACCATCTGGTATAGATAAACAAGTTCAACCTGGTTACGATAACATTAAAAAGGTTATGGACTTTACAGCGGTACTGTCTTGTATCTTATGTGTACTCATAATATTTTATAAGCTAAAAGTATGAAGATTGCATTCGTGTTTATCGTAAAGGATGGTGAAAAATACCTTGAGAAGAACTTAAACACTATCAAAAAATATAACCAGGATATTTATGCCGTTGAAAACAACAGTGTTGACAACACGAAGATCATTTTGAGAGATTCGGGTATCAAAAATGTCATCACTTTAGATTTGGATAATAAACACTCTACTGAGTTGTGTACAAAGGGAGAAGAATGGAACTGTAGTAAACGTGTTCGCCGTCTCGCGTACATTCGTCAAAAAGGGATTGACGCTGTTATAAACTCGGGTGTTACGTATGATTATGTATGTATGTTAGACATGGACTTTATAGACTATGACGAAAAGGGTCTCATTGATATGTTTCAATATATGGAAACTCACAAAGATGTGGATGGAATATTCGGAATGTCTGTGGATGATGGAATCGGGTTCCCTTATGACATGGGTGCTGTAAAACCCGCCCATAAACTAGTGCCAATTATATCTAAATTGAAACGTTACATACGTGTTGATTCAGCCTTCAGTGGATTTGGCATTTATAGATATTCTTCAATATGGGACACCGGTGCCAAATACGAATACAAACGTATAAACGATATTGAACACGTGCACTTCAATAACAATTTCAATAAATTGATTGTTGATACACACTACAATCCCAAATACAATTCTTTGTTTGAAGATAAAGTAAAATGGGTATTGGTAAGCACGGTAGTATTGATTTCAATATTGTTTTACTTAATAAAAATGAAAATATAGTGTAAGTTGGAATGTTCAGGGATATTTATAAGGACCCAAAATTCATAGGGGCTCAAACATCACCACCCAACAACGTCACTATAGTCACTACAGATGGCGTTGAGTACCTGGAAACTTCAAATGTCATATTTAGATCAGAAGCCCTCATTGATAAACAGATGAAGTTACTTAAAGGTACACCCCGTGGTAAAGATAAGATACGAGAACTCTTCCTAGAACCCATGGTAAAACAGCGAGGACGATTTACCGTGACGGTTTACGAGTTTTGATCCAATAGCTCAGTTGGTTAGAGCGTGGTGCTTATACAAAGTATACACTAGTGGGGTCAAACTCGCATAAGGCACGCCAAGGTCACGGGTTCGAGCCCCGTTTGGATCATTTTTATACACATTTAGTTTGTGTGTATAAAAATGATTACATATAGTAAGATGATATTCGTAGTGATACTATTGATACTCGTATTTATGATTCCATTTCTCCTTTATAAGAGAAAGGTGGACAATATAGAGTTGAACTGTGATGTCAATACCCGTAGTGATCAGGTCACGAAGGGTAAAGGGTTTGTCATAGTTGAAGATATACTTTCTGATACGTGTCGTCAAAAACTCGTTGATACGTTTTTGTTAAGGGCTAAGAACAATAAGAATTTGAATGAAGATGTAAAGTTAAACTTTTATTCGAATGAAAAGTTTTTGAAACAATTGTCACAAGTTGTTGGTGAACAGTTGTATCCCGTTAATTCCCTAGATTTGCAGAGATGTTGGATTAGGTATTACTTTGAGGGTATGAAAGCGCAGTACTACGAAAACTATCACCATGACATCAAAAGGTATGGACCACATGTGAAACAATACCGTTTAGTTATCCCCATTCATGATACGAGTGATACTACATTTTCCATAGAGGGTCACGGAGAGTTTCCATTCAAAGAGAATATGGGAGTGTTTTTGGAGGCTGACAATTGTCTACACAAAGTTGAGTTCAAGAGGGGTGAACGGCTACTCCTTATAATGGACTTTATCAATAAACCATGTGATGATCGCCTTAGTCACTACACTTGTAGGAATTTTGGTGGATACTTCAATTGGGTGAGGGACGTTTTGTGGAGAAACTTATCTTCAGCGTATTATAAGGTTGCTAATTCCTAATGACTCTCCAATATAACATGAAAATTAGGGACACTACGAAGCCTCGGGATTTAGATTCTATGTTCACACATGCATGGTCTTACAAAAAACCTGTTCACTTTGTCATAGACGTTACAGAATGTAAAAAAGTTTCACTTGGAAAAGTGCTCTCTATGAAGGAGGTCCTAGATCATCATCGCCCGAATTCAAGAAAATATGTTGACTACAGTACTATTTTCGTGAAATCGCGGTTGGCTAAGACTGTTCTAAACTTGGGACTCTCCATCATTAGAACTGAGAGACCTGTGTACATTAGTACCCGTACTTGACATCACGTGGAGTTGCGGTTGGGTGGTTTTTTGATAAGAATTCTGGGCGACCGTGGTGAGAATGTCCGATAGTACTGTTGTGGGTCCTATCAATTTTCATATACCATCGCATGTCTTTGTAGTAGATACGCGCACCCTTTGCGATGAGGTCTTCGTGTTTCATGTCAATATGGTTGTCCATAGGTAAAAAATACTTTACATAATTCTTCATGTTTTCTACATTGATGAGGTAACATTTTGTGCTAGAAATCCACCTGACCTTTTCTAATTTACCATCCTGTTTATCAGGTAGACGCGAAAGACAATGAAAGAAACACATTTCAAATTCGTCACCTCGTTCGTCTATGATATTTTGTATTTCATTATAGAGATGGTTAGACTTTATAATTACATTGTCTTCAAAAATAACAGCATACTTTAATCCCTGATCGAAGCACCTCTTGTAAAACTCCAAGTGACCCATAAAGCACCCTATAGCACCCAGGTTAAAATATGTGATGTCAGGCCTTTTTACTTTATTATTGTAGTGCATTTCAACAGCTTTCTCAAAGTATTCTCCCTCAATTTGGTTTTCAAACTTTCTTGCATTTTTGATATCTCGTGTATCTGGACCATATATAATTTCAATCGGTACTTCGGAGCAATGATGTTTCATGAAACGTTCTCGTCTTTTTTCCTCCTTTGGTAGAGTCAACAGAAAACATTTGTAATCGTATTCTTTAATCTTAGTTCTCTTATAGTAAAAGAATACTAAAACCACCACAAGTACTACTATGATAGTTGGTAACATACCTACTTAAACATTAGAAATTAGTTCAGTGTAAGATGAATGCGATTGATGGTATTGGTCTGACAAGTGCAATCCTGATCTCCATCATGTTTGTACCCCAAGTACACCACGTATACAAGGAAAAGGATACGAACGCTATTGATTATAAGTTTCTTGGTATAAACATGTTAGCAAGTTCCATGGGTCTAGTATACTCGATATATTACAGTGTTATTCCAATGATCATAGCCAACACTTCGGCTGGTCTTTTTTCAATATCGTTAATCGGATTTAAGTATGTAAATGAGCTTAAAGAAAAGACTGATAATAACAATATATCCGAGGCTCCTATAGTGTAGTTGGTCAAACACTGTGGACTTTGAATCCACCACCCGTGGTTCGAATCCACGTGGGAGCTTTAATCCTCTCTTAGCTCAGTTGGTAGAGCAGTGGACTGTAGTTCCATTTGTCACCTGTTCGATTCAGGTAGAGAGGACCATTCTCCCATAGCTCAGTTGGTAGAGCGCGCGACTGTTAATCGTGAGGTCATCGGTTCGAACCCGGTTGGGAGAGAAGTAAGCATTCATAGCTCAGTGGTAGAGCGTGCGTTTAGTAAGCGCAAGGCCAGGAGTTCAAACCTCCTTGAGTGCACCATTACTTTTACTATTTGACATTTTCCAACTAGTAAAAGTAACTTAAAACTATATGTACAATGTATTTCAATGCTAAGTGTAACACAATTATTGTTCCAACCCGTCGTCTCCATAAAACGTCGTTTCGGTGGACGACGAAAGGCTGCGAGTTTAGATGCCCCACCACCACCTACGGATGATACCAAATATTGGGAATTTGGTAAATATTCTTGGAAAGCCACGGTTGAATCCCTTGATAAGGATGGCATCGTTGACAGAACATTCATCGGCTATAGTCAGAGGTTGGACATAACGACGAGAACCCAAATTGCCTGTGACCGTCACAAACAACCTGGAACTACTTGTGGTGAGGCACAGATGGTCATGAAGGGTGGTGAATGTGATGAAGTTATTTTTATGAAACCAAAGACGGGTAAAATGATTAATTTGACAAATCCGTTTCACTAATATTTATTGGAGGTGCTTCAAGTATCTCAAGTTCATAGATACCTTCCTTGGCTTGAGATGGTTTTACATACGCTATACGACAATCTTTAGCGCGAAGGGTGACATTTCCTGTGGGTGTTGGAACAGCAATTGGTTTACAGAGGAGAGCGAACATTATACTTTTCTCTTGAGTTGGAAAATATGTTCAACGATAATCGTGCAACCCAAAAGGGTCAACACAGCATTGTCATATCTCACACCGTATCCCATGAGTACAAACCCCCATAAAAACGCTAGGAGGTCTGTCATAGGTGCAGCCATGTAACTACAATTAGTTTCCGTGGGTAAAGAAGCTTCCATCATCTCATAATATGCATACCCTAAAATAACAGAAAATAGAATAGCGTAAAAGTGTTTCATATAGTTAGTCAATATTCTTATTTTCAAGAAACCATGTATTGATAGTATATCTGTATGTACCGTTTAAAGGTGAAGTAACACCATGTGGGTGTGTCCAATAAGGTGGGAATGCTATTGCCTGTCCTCTCTTAAGTCTAATTTTGAATTCCTGATTTGGAAAATACATCTCACCACCTTCATAATCATCATTGAGAGCTATTATAAGACTCATACATCTTGGTTTAACATCTGACTTGCTCGGTACAACTCCATCACTATGCAACCGTGTTTCACCGTGAATTTTTCTAATTTGATATCCTGAATCAGTATCCATACGAATTGCTGAGTTGCATTTCATAATCTTAGATGCAATACGAGTTGCTATCTGGTATATTTCAGCATCCATTTCATCAGTTGGTGGGGAAGGCAAATATTTACATTGAACATTTGTGTTATCCCCCCATTTTTCTTCGTGAATATCTGGTGTATTATCAAGTACATTTATATACTTGTTACACGTTTCTTCTGGTATGACATCATCAAATAGAAATATCTGTTTTTTGTGAACCATTTATAAATTATATACCGTCTTTTTTAAATACTATAATATTATAGTAATGAATCACTGTTTAGTTTTTGGTGCCAGGGGACACCTGGCGAGAACACGTATTATCCCAGCTCTCAAGAAATTGGATTGTCCTCACACTCCCATTTCTAGACAGCAGGTTGCAAACTTGGAACATCTGAGAGATGTTCAGAACGTTGTGGCGTATATGTCTATACCGACACACAATTTTTGTGAAAATGTGGAACCCTACTTGGACTTCGTTGATGCGACGTATATTCTCGAAAAGCCACATGGTCACTCCAAATACGACTTTGAGAGAATCAAAGACTTTATCGATGAAAACAATCTGAAAGTGGTGTACAATGATCACTACCTTGGTAAAGATGTTTTGAAATGTATACAGACACCAAATAAACTCAAGTCCATCAAAATAAAGTTACATGAGAATGGTGACATGAATGAAAGGATTAATTACTTTGATACCGTGGGTATAGTTGGAGACATGTATCAAAGTCATTGTGTCTTATTATTTGCAACAATTATCGCAAAACATACGTTTAGAAATCGTGAAGAAATCTTAAAAGAACTAGCGGCATCTCCACCAGAAATAATTCAAATTGCGAGAAAGTTGGAATACAAGGGTACAGCGCCTACGGAATGCAAAATCAAAATGACCTATAGAGGTATTGAATTAGAAGCAGACCTCGCCAAGATGGTTCCTGGGGACAAGTACATTCTCATGAATGATAATGATAAATGGAACCTAGACATGGGTGGGTGCGCATACGAAAATGTACTAAGGGAAATCAAATGCGGTAACAGTGATATATTTCTAAAAGAGAAAGAGGTTGATTATCTATGGGATCACGCCTCCATAATTTCGTGTTGACCAAAGTAGTTGCGTTGCGCCATGATAAACTTCATTGAAGTTGAAGTTTGATGTATAAAATCATATTGAGTGAGAGCAGCTTGAATAGCTGGACAGGAAATACCCGCAGCGGTACAATACATCATCATGACTCGTGCACTTTCAGCCGTCTCTTCAATGATTGTACGATAGTCTCCACCAATCATCGGGCATTCTATGATTGTACCAGAGGACCACGCTTGTTTGATATTCTCATCACAAACATGTCGTGTCTCCATTAGGTCATAGCCCTCCAGGAGGGATGTCGCGAAAACAAAACGAAGGGAATCCACTGCAATCCCAAAGTCAATGGCGCAATTCTTATGATCGGTAGAATTGACAGCTTTGATGTTACGACTCGTAAATCTTGAGTTTACCGCCGAATTAATGGTAGGTGTAGGAATGCCATACTCCAGACCAATCTCCGAACACCATAGACCCGTGTTGTTCATGTGTCCGATATCAGCAATCTTGTTAAGATCGTATTCATGAAGTACATCCATAGCCGATTTTGTGAGATAGCCGTGGATGTCTGTATTTTCAAGCTTTTTGAGAACCTGACCCATATAGTAACCATCTTGGTTACAGTAGGCGTACACATCGGCGATACCTTGAAGCATACCGTATTCCACACCATTGTGTACCATCTTAGTAAAGTGTCCAACACCATAGTCCTCACCCATATATGCGTAACTCCTGGCGAAAGACTTGAAGAGATCCTTGTGTTCCTCAAACGTCTTTTGGGGTCCACCAATCATGAGTGCGGGACCTAGGCGAGCACCCTCTGCACCACCGGAGAGACCAGTTCCAAGGTACCCAATACCCTTGGATTGGCAGAAAGCACCACGATTTCTAGATGTTCGGTAAAATTCATTCGAACAATCTACGATAGTGTCACCCCTGGACATCACCGAACTCAGTTTCTTCACCATAGTATCCGTCGTCTCCCCATGTGGGAGAGCTGTGATAATCGTGCGAGGCTCCTTCATATCAGAAACCATCTCTTCAACATTTTCGTAGCCCTTCACATGGACAGACTTCTTGACAATCGCCTTTACCTTTTCAGGTGAACGATTACACACATTGAGTTCCTGAGACTTCTGGATGTTTAGAGCGAGGTTACCACCAATAGAACCGAGACCGATGAGACCGAGAGACATTATACCTGTCGTACGTTCCATCCTTTTATACTAATTTCACTCTCTTCACACCATGGATATACATCCTCACCTACAAAATTTAAAGCATCCACACCACCTTCAATACATTCTTTACACGTACCTATACTGTCATCAATTATACAACCAATACCTAGAGCACGACAAACGTCAACCTTCTTGATTTCATTCTCTGTAAAACTATTTGTTAGGATGACATCATCAAAAACACCTGGAAAGAAATGATCAATCCAAAGTTCGGTGGGTTCCCTAACAATTTCTTGACGACCCGTAACGATATACATTTTATCAAAGATCATGTTCAAGTTATTCATAGCCCTCTGAGACCCCTCAATGGGCTTCAGATTGTGAAAGTCTTCCGACATGTAAAAATCGCGAAGTATTACTTGGGATTCTTCTTCTGTGCAATTAAAAACTTCTCTATAAAGGTAATTGTATTTTTTGTTTTCAGGTAACTTCACCCCTTTCCTCTTGGTCATAGGTTTCAATAAGTGTACGAGGACTTCATCTACATCTATGGCAATTTTGCTGTTCATTTCTTTACCTTAATATTATTCGTAATCTCTAATACACACACCGACAGGGAATCTGGGTACACCAAGGGTCGTGAGGTTTTGGAAACGCACAGTGAGCATCTTTCCAATGTACTTCTTATGGTTCTTGTACTCCTCCTCGCGTTGGATGATGGTACCCTCAGGTCTGACATTGAATTCCTGACCACCCCTGGTCTTACAGACCCAAACAACCGCGTCTGCGTCACGACCGTGACCAGTCTTGGCACCAACGATTTCATATTCCTCTGTCTGAAAGTCCTTGTATTTGAGGAGGTAATTGCTTCGCTGACCCACTTCATAAACACTGTCTTTGTCTCTAATCATCGTACCCTCGTGACCCTCCTTGACATGTTGCTTATGAATAGAGGGGACATGGTCCCGCAACATGACGAGTGTAGTTTCCACATATTCATAGTGAGAGTTCTTGAGAGATTTAACTTTTGCCCAGCGTTCCTTAAATGTCATATCAAGCTTCTTCAAATCAAAGAAATCAAAGACATGGAACTTGAGCTTCAATGGATCAGTCTTAAAAATACTCGTGAGTTCCTCAAAGTTGAGATTGGGGTCAAACGCTTCACCATCAACATATTCACCTTCCTCAAGTCCCTTACCGAGAATCTCAGTCCCGGGAACAATCTTACCGGTCCTCGAAATACCCCCATCCTTGGATACGAGTAGGCGGACACCGTCAAGTTTAGGTTGGACATAGAAGGGTTCGCTGATATACTTCTTACGGTCTTCCCACTTGTTGGCGAGCATGGGCAACACCTGGTTGCACTTAGTGTGCTCATTGTTCCACATAGTTTGGGCTCTCTTGAGAGCCTTTTCATAACCAGTTTTGACATTGGTACGTGAGACGGTGACTTTGTCGCTACCAACCATCCCACTCGTCTTCACGATGTCAGCGGTACCGTCACTGAGTTTCTCAACGTGGATATCGGTGAATCTTTCACGATCATTCTTGTCTTTGCGGATAAGGCGTTCCATTATACGTTTGAATAATTTCTCAACTTTAAATAGGATGTCTTCACTTCCAGTTGTAAATTACGGTAGAATGGAGCGACTTAGGCCACCAGAACGCACAAACGTGCCTATGAATGCAAATACATTTGCAATACTTTTTTTGGTTTTATGTTTATTAGGCCTCTATCGCAGATATGTCATCATTAGTCAAGAGCGTGAGCGATCTTATACTTTAGACACTTTGATGCCGACAAATAGAGGTCTTTCTTCATCAATTTCTTAAACTTCCTATCCGGGATGTCAGTCTTTGACATGTACATTTTCTTGAGATCATTCATGAGCTTGTCGCAGTTCTTCATCTCATGTTTAAGATCTTTGTACTCTCCCCAAATCTCTGTGGAAATCTGGTGAATCAGAAGGTATGCATTTTGACCCATGCGACGTTCTGAACCACCTAGGAACATGAAAGTGGCCGCAGAGCAACAGGCTCCCTGGGCGATAGTGATAACCTTCACCCTAGACTTTTCGATGATATTCTTGAGAGCAAACCCTGAGTAGACATCACCACCCTCACTCATAATGTGAATACGGATCTGTGGTTCATAACCAATGAGGTCTGCCTTATGTTTGAGAAGCTGAACCTCCAGTTTCTTGAAAGCCTCCACAAACTCTAAGGTATTCTCGGGTGTAATCTCACCATAGAAATGAATCTCGTTACCGATTGTCTTTGTGCAATCGAGAGAATCGTCGTCGTCGTCAACTTTCTCTTTGTTCATAGGCATTTTTCAATGCTTTCTTTACTCTTGTCACGTCTCTCTGTTTTAACTTACTTCCTACTGCTAAATGATTCATCACATCAAAATCCTGAGGGGTTAAACCATAATCCATCATAGGTTGTAAGTCTCCGTTTTCTGCGTACTTCTTTATGAGGCAAAGGTCCTCTATATGTAGATTATGACCATATCTCTTTTGAATCTCTTTGTACTTTTGATTTCGCATCTTGAAATTTCCGTACTTTGTCCAACAACTTCCAGGTCTAATTTCATCCCTGTTCAGTACCCCTCCCTGATTTGTCTTGGGAATCACTAGAGCGTGTAGAACAAAATATGGCATGAGATTCCAGTCACCGGTGGTGTACATTTTTGTATCGTAGACATCTGCATCAGAAAATGCATTCGCTGTGGATGTGACATCTACACCTTCAGAATCCAAATAATTTTCCTGAAATATGTCCCAAACATGTCCGTGTTCATGGATAGAGTCGGGAATACCTATAGGATTTGGATCACTGAGAATATCCTTGATGTAGTCCTTCGGTGTTTTGAAAACATCTTTTTCATCATATCCCTCCATGTAGGAGAAAAAGTCTCTGATATTTCCGTTACATCTCAACGCAGCATTCTCAACAAGGGGTGATCTATCACCTGTTAGAGTTAATAGTTTTTCGGGTTTGTGTCTAGCTATAAAAATTGTTTCAAAATTTGGAAACATACACATATTCGTAGATGTAACCACAAGGGATCCGCGTGATACACGGTCACCATCTGAGACCTTCTCTACTATACTCTTATAGTCGGAATCGTAGTCTTCTATATATGCATGTTTGGGTGCTGTTTTGATGAACGTAAGGAAGTGTGATTTAGACTTTAGATGATCCTTATCTATCTCCACACTGTTCCTTTCATTCAGTACGGACTTCAAGACGAACGTTTTTCCTACACCGGACGAACCACAGATGAATACATTCTTTTTCTGACTAATGTACTTATTCAACAAGTCAATCTGCTTCGTGTGAAGTGTGGCAACAGGCTCTTCTTTTTTTTGTTCAACTATTTTAATGAAAGAGTCCATCGATGACCTTACTAATCAAGCCATAGATTTGGTGCTTGAAAATGACGCACTACAAGAACGTATCGTAAAACCTTTAAAAAGGAAAATTTTACCATATGCATTATGTGCCGCTTTAACTAATATCGTTGTTCTCATTCTTTTGGTGTACCTTGCTCAACGTCTATCTCTTCTTCAGACACCACAGATTTAGCGTCTTCCTCCTCTTCCTCCTCTTCTTCACTTCCTTCAGATTCCATCTCTTCTAAAAGTTTCGTCTTTTCGTTGTACTCACTTTTAGATTTGACTAATTCTCCCCATTTACTAAATGGACCACCCCTTGTTACCTGTTCAGTTACGTTCGCAATTTTAAGTTTTGGGATGGATCTCACATTAAGGATCTCCGGTTTAGTGAATATGTTGTCTAATGGATACTCCTTGTCAAAGTCACAAAGAATACTTGATGGAATGGATGGTGACTGTTCAATCAGACGATCATATTCAGCTTTACATGTATTTACAAAATCTAAACCATCCGCGCTACGCTCACGTCTAGATAAAGCCAATGTTAAACGAATATTCCGAGATAGGAGACCATAAGACAATGCCGCTGTCTTGTGATTTTCCATTAATTCATTAATCTTTAGGAACTGCATAATTGTTGCGATAAGACCAGCTACCAGGTTAAGACCACCAATTATAGCTGGTACAGAAGACTGTATTGATCCTGGAAATTGATCCTGAGCAAAGTTTGCTGTACCGGTGATGGTTGATAGAACAATAACAGGCAAAGTGAAACGCATAGAGAGAGACTTGTACATCAGATATGCTCTGTGATTCATATATCTGTAACACCCGGAAGCCTCACCCCATTGACGCAGTATAGTTTCATGTTGATCATTCCAACTTTTTTCTCTCATTTCGAGTTCTTTTTCCTTGAGAGCTGATGTAGACATACTAGCAAAATTTTCTTCGCTCATCTTATAATAGATGAACATAATATTTTGGATCCATCTTGTTTTTCTTATTGCTATCCTCGTGATTCCCTTCACTAATGATAAACGCAACCTAGAGTTTTACTCTATCCTCATACCCTTTCTATTTTATCACTGGTCTGTAAATGATGATACATGCGCACTCACACAAGCTGAGATGTACGTGACTGGTCAGCAGAAGGAAGAAACATTTATGCACCGAGTTGTGTCCCCCATATATAAGATGGAAGACACTGATGTAAATAATCTCACAAAGACTGTGTTCTTCATGTTATGGGGTTTGGTACAATATCGCCTTGGAAGATTTGATATGTTTATTGATGATTTTAAAGATCTGATTCGCAAATGATATAAAGATTCGCTTCTAGTAACAATTAGAAAATCATGAGCAACTCTCGTTACGAACTCGCGCAACATGAAGCCAGCCTTGGTCACATTGAGGGAGAAAGGAAGTTGATGGAGAGGAACTATATGAAGTCCCTGGATCTCATCGAGAAAGAGATGAATGAAATTGATAGGCGTATCGGTGTAGCGAAGTCGTCCGTGAAGAGGGAACTACTTACGAAGCAGTATTCTTACCTGGAGGATATGATTGGTAAGCTAGATGCTGACTTTGGAAATAAGAAGGGGGAACTTGACGAGATCATTGAGGAGACTAAGGAGCGTATGAAGATTCTTAATGAGCAGATTAACCAGGAAAAGAATTCGTTGGAATACAATATCAATCAGCTCAAGAAGTATATGAGTAACCCAGGTACTTATACAATGTCTCATGTTCTGGAAAAGGTGGTGAATTCCCTAGAGATTTTGAGAGAACAGAAGAGGTCTACTTCTTCGTAAGTTCATGAACACGCTTCATGAATTCCTTATTACGACTTACTTTGGGATCGGCTTTTATGATACGAAGTAAAGCAGATGTTGGTATCTTGGGGCTATTTCCCCTTGGTTTTGGTCT